TATCTACTGATTGCGTGTTTCTTCCACCACTTCTGAATGTACTCATTACCTTGCTTAAATTTATCTTTCATAATCAATTGGTCTTCTGTAATTTCGTTACGAAGGAATTCATTTCCATTTTCATACATCATAGCGAAATACACACCTCTTTTAAATCCATGATGATATTGATTTGCTTTAATACCACATTCTTTAAAAATCTTTCCCAATATCTTTTGTTTGATACCACTAACAGGTCCGTTTCTATCATAACCCATATTAGCTCCATTACGAGCTCTTTCTTCGGTAATGTTTTCATCATACCAATCCGCATGATGCTCTTTAATCCATTGATGCCACGGGTCATAGAATTTATCATCTGGCTTCAAACTAATCTTACCAGCAGATTCTCCAAGCGTTTTAAATAAAGGGATACCATTGTATTGAGAATGAATTCCATAAAGCGATGTTGTACCTACTGCAATCAATACGTTCTTATACTTTTCTTTCCAATATGCTCTAACCTCCGGTGTAGTTGTCATCATAGCAACTAACTTACCACCTAAGAAGTTATAACCTAATGGTTGAGTACATACAATAGTAGAAGCAATAGTAGTATTGTTTAACTTACCATCAACAAATTTATTATCCTTAGTCCAACCAATGAAGTTATCTCTAACTCCCATAGCGGTTACATCAGATGCTAATGAAATTTGTCCTAATAGTTTTCCACTTACTCTATCCTTTACATTAATCTTTACATTACGACCAGGGTTTGCTGTAAAATCCATTGTGTGAATCATACGTCTTACCGCTGCCCACTTAGTAGATTCCTTCGGGTCTTCCACAATCTCAACGTAAGGGTCTAACGATTCAATTTCTTTTATCGTTAGCTCCTTATTGTTGATATCAGTTGGTTTCCATTGCATATCGTAATAAGATGCTATTTGGGCTTTTGCTTGAATCATTGTAGGTTCTTGCAATTCTACCCACTTCTTATACAATGTTTGTTCTTGAACAGACATAGTCATAAGGTAATCCATATTTTCTATTAACTTTGCTTTTTCAGATTCAAAGTCAAAGACAGGTTTTTGTGGTTCAGTATCCCAAAAGCTCATAATACGTTTTTTAATTATTTAATCTCAACTAAGTAGTAGTTCGAAGTGTAATCACCATCAGTAAATGATACGTGCGATAATCCCTTAGATGAGATTTTCAATGAAGATGTCTTAGAACCTTTGTTAGCCATTAAGATAGCTTTCAAATACTTTGCAGAAAATGCAATTGGTTCGATATCTTCAGTTGAATTAGTAGCAACATCGATAGAGATTCTATTTGAGTTGATTGAAGAATATCCTAAGATAATTTCAGATTTTCCAGCCTTAGAAGTGAATGTAAATGTATCTGCATCAGATAAAGCTCCTTTAGATTTGATGAACTTATTGATAAAGTCATCATTCAATGTTACCTCCACATCAAATGGTGGTAATGCTTTCAAATCAGGTACTGCAGGAATCACCGATGGTGCTGCTAACATATATTGTACCTTAGTTCCTTTATCAGAGAACTTAACTGCTCCAGTTACTTCCTCAACTGAAATTGCCTCATCCAATACACTCAATAATCCTTTTAATTGAGATGTGGTATAGATACCAAATTCACCATTAGGGAAATCACCTTCTACCACAGTAACATCACCTAATAAGGTTTTGTCATCAGAAATCATTCTTACAGATAGATTACTATCATCGGATTTAATCATAACGGATTCAATCTCACCTCCAAGGTTGTAACGATTGATAAAGCCATCGAATTTACTTTTGTTCATAACGAATTTAATTTTAATTTATTTAAAGTTTATAATACACAAATATACGAAAAATATCTGAAACCACCAAATCTTTTAGAAAGAAAAGAATTGTTCAGCGGTTTTTTGTGAGGAAAGTACTGCACCCCATCCCAAAGCCCCATAGAAGTCCTCTAGTTTCTTCAATAATTCCCTTTCGAAGATTTTATCATAATCGATATACGTCCTCACCAAGTCCATTATTTCATCAGGATCATCATGTCCTTTGAAACCAACTGCATCCAATCCAAATGGATTTTGTTTCAAATATACCCACTTAATTTTATCACCATCTCTCATAGGAGCGTGCTTAGCTGCACATTTGAAGTGAACTAATAATTGATTATGTGCAATTGCTGCCTTAACGTGCGCAGGAGTTCCACTATTAAATTGAAACATTGCTCTATTATCTTTTTTCTTTGGAATGTATTTTGATATTTCTTTTACTGCTGAATTCTTAGCGATAGAAGTTACATCCATATTAACCAAGTCCTTTTTGAAATCATAGATTCTATCAGTTAGAACCATTTCAGTTTCACCTTGTAGGATTGAAATCAATATACCACTCATAAACTTACGGAATTGTGCTGGGTACGATGAACGAACCACATCCAATCCTTTAACTTGTAACGTATCACAAGGAATACCATTCTCCGCAATAATCCATTGAGCGTATCTTTTCTTAGCAATCCAAATACCACTTCTACTTACGAATTCTTTTTTGATTTGGAATCTATGTTTTGTTTTATCAACATTGAATACTTTCTCCGATAAAACATCATAAAAACTATTTAAGAAATCTTGCGTTTCACCAGCAATATCATCCACCTTTATAGCAATCTCTGCATCAGTTAAACTTCTCCAATCTTTATAACGATGGTCTAAGATAGGTACTGCTGAAAAGAATACCGAATCCGTATCAATATATATGTTGAAATCCTGTCCAGTTGTTCCTAACTCTTTATTGTATTTAATGTTAGCCATATCAGCCGTAGATTTAATTACGGTCTGACCTGTTGTTGTTACTGCCTCAGCGTTATCCACATCATAGAATCGGAAAGCCGGCAAACCTAATACACCATATAGGGAGTTCAATAAAATCTTTTGTACCAACTGTCTTTTCTTATAGAATGCATATTTCTCTTTGTCACCACTCTCACCATATTTCTTTTCCAATGCTCTAAACTCAACCCTTTGTTTAAACCATAGGTCTAAGATATCAGGGATACAACCTACCTTATTGGTAGTGTAAAGAACTCCATTAGATGATATGGCGTATTTACTTTCATCCAATAACTTCTTAAGATTATCTTTTGTAATACTCTTATCTCCTAAAAAGAAAGTATCAATTTCACCTTTGATAAACTTTTGAGCATCCCAATTATCAATCTTACCAACTTTAGTTTCTGGTGAAATGTTAGTTGTCATAATGATTGATGGATATAGTGAAGTTAAATCCAAGTCATATATCCATTCGTACTTACCAACGATAGGTGCCTTCACATAAGCTCCAATGAATTTCTCTTGGTCATTATCTCTAAGTGCTTGCATCCTTTCTTGTCTATCGGCGGGTTTGTTAGGAGCTACAATGTTTCTTCTCTTAAGGTAACAAAGTAATGCACCCTCTAAGTATTTTGATGAGTAAACGAAATCTTCATACGGAACGTGTCCAGCGTGACATATACCTCTAGCAGTATCAATGAATTGTAACTTCTTATCCATATCAACAACCAATTGAACATCCACTAAGTTATACTCAATGAACTTTTCAATGTCATCTTTGAATAAATCATCTAAGTTACCAGCGTACTCAATTTTACCTCTACCTAATTCCTTCATCGCAATACTATCCAAACGATAGTTATCTAATTCCGAATAGGTGAAGTTCTTATATAGAGCAAGGTAATCTAAATAAGATACACCGGCCATATAGAATCTCTTACGATATGGAGACCAGAAACATTCACCTATTGGGCTTAGTCTATTAGCGTGCTTAACACCTAATAGTCTTTTAATACGATTATACAAATAAGGAGTATCGAAGTTATCAATATTCCAACCTGTTACGATTGTTGGATTGATATATTCGTAAAGTGAAAGATACTTCATACACATATCTCTCTCATCTGTGAAAGGAATTACAGTACGATTACCGGTCTTCTTCTCACTCATGTTACCAGCTTTATCCATAATCAAAACCCAATAATGGTCAGTAGCAGAATCATGTAAACCTATCGCAGTAAGTTCATTCTCTGCTTTCTCAACATCAGGCAAACCCGTATCCATTTCACACTCAATATCATAAGTAAGTGTAACGTGTCCTTCGGATGGAATATCTGAATCAGTATATGTATCAACCAAAACTCTAGTGGTTTCAGCTACATCTGATTCAAATAAATTTGGGTCATCCTTACTGAATTTAAAAATCTTTGTTAGTTTATCACCATATAACGAAGTGAAATCACCCCTATCTGCTTTTTCATAAGCATATCTAACATAAGGAAATGTTCTGTATCCTAACTTATCATCCCAAATGTGTACTAAATTCCTCTCTCTTTGATAATAAATATTTTGATACATCTATGCTTTTAATTTTATGTTTAATTGTTCTAACATCTTACCTTCATTTTTTGAAAGTTCTAATGCTCTTTCTATACTCTTAACCTCTCTATCCTTTCTATAATTATCGTCATCCAATATTTTATCCAACATTTCAAACAGGTCTTTTTTAAATTTAAAGAACAATCCATTTGGTTCTATTTCCTGATAACATAATGATTCTTGATATATCATTGGAGTGCCATTCATCAAACAATCTGTTGCCGATACACTCCATCCATAATTCGTTTGTCTCATCTGAATACCAACTTTACATTGTTGTAATCTACCATAGTACTCATGCTTTGGAAGTTTAGTTGAATCAATCCAACTATGTTCCGGCGTTCCTTTTAATTGAGGCACCCATACACTAAAATCTTGTCTTCGTTCTCTATATTCCTCCATCAATTTAATGAAAGTAGGGTATCCTTTATAAGCTGCTGCTCTATGATTGAATACTATAATATTTCGTTTTTCTTCCGATGCTGATTGTACTATATTTTGTTTTGGTAATCCCAAATTCCATACTACTAAAATATCATCTAGCTTTTTAACAAACTCATCGTTAAACCAAATCTTAGCTTCTTCCAATACTCTATTCTTTTGGTCTTGTGTATTAAGATAGCAAGTTTCCATTTGAGATATACCTAATAGTTCAATTGGCATCCATCTCCATTTATTTTTTCTATCCTCCGCATTACAGGTTTTCATTTCCCACCAATGGCAGTATCCAATAATCTTTGTATTGAAATCGTTTTTGTACCTACCAACTTGAGGCCAGTCAGGCAAATGTGAGTATATAACATCATACTCTAATGTTTCTAATAATCGATTAAAGTCGGGCGGATAGGTACGCATTTTAATCATATCGCCAGAGAAGGTTAAGATGTGCTGTTTTACATTTAGTAAATTTAGTTTCTTAACCGGCTCTGGTAATATAATATTCCAAAAGTATTCTCCGTGTTGCTCTAAACCTTTTATGTGATTATAGATAACATCAACGAATGAATCCTTTTCTATATTAGCGGAATTGGTGATATTAGGTATCACCAAAACACGCCTTGCTTCTTTACTTAATTGCCCTTCCCAAAATATACTCATTAATCTAAGTCGTTTACCATTGTAGTTGGCATCTCAATCAATTCAACCTTATATGGTTCTTTTTGAGATTCAGTAAGATGCCATTTTAGTTTTTTATATATTTGTGCACCCAACCCAGATTTCCAATTATCTTCCCAAGTTGTATTTTTATGATGTACAAGTATAACCAAACTACTCTTTCTTTTTAGTTTTTCTTCTTTTTGAAGTTCTGCACTTTCATATAAAGTGTTCCATATCGTATCCCATCTAAACATTGCTGATGATAGGGCTATACAAATTGTATTTGTATCTCTTGTTGCATACAATTCAACTTTCTTTTGAAGTCTCTTTTTGTTTTCAGGCTTATCATAATGAATCCACAATTTATTACTAGCTGCAAATTTGTTTGCTGCAATTTCTTCTTTTGCTTTATTAAGAATTCTAGTTATAGCTGCCTTTGCAAATCCACATTTTTCTAAGAAAACTTTATTACCATTGGAATTGTAAGGAGTACCAGATGTTTCAGATACACCAACAATATATTTAACAGCATCTGCTGGTGTCATTGATACCTTTTCTATTTCTGGCTTTTTATTTAGTAAGTTACTTACACCTTTTAGCTCTTGATTACTAAGTTTAGTATGATATTCAAATGGAATTCTCATAACAGGTACTTCGGTACAATGTTTTGAATCATGTGCTGCATCTAATGTATGGTTACCATCACCAACAACATCTTCACCCGCCATTCTACCTTCATATATAACTATTGGATTACACTTATGCGTATTACCATTTTCCTCATCAATCCTTTCTCTAATAGTTCTTCTATGTTCGGTATAATCTTCAGCTCGTACTTGTAATCTTTTTGTTTTGTAAACTTCGTTTACATCTTCCTTTGTTATTGGAAACTCTTTGTTAAGAATTTTATTTGTCAATTCTTCCATCTTATCAACATCAGGTTCTACATATTTGGGAGTTCCATTATATTTGTTGATATATTTATCATTTGTACGAGCTTTATTATCACTTAATATCTTATGCTCTTTTACTGTCATTTGTGCATAATCACCATATTCAAGAACTTCAAATTTAAGTTTAGTACCAGTTGCTGAAAATATTTTTTTGAAATCCTCATCAGTTGAAGAATGCCAATACCCATCACCAACATAACCTTTGTGAACACCAACATAAACTTTGTCTTTATATTCACCATTTAATACAGTGAATCTATATAAATACCCTTCATATACTTCAGGTACATTTCCCAATTCAACTTGTGATATTGATGGTGATTTTTCAAGGCTTTCTTTAAGCCATTCTTGATACTTTTCTTTTTTCATTTCTTTTAAGGTTTATAGTTTTAAATTTTGTTTATACACAAATATACGAAAAATATCCGAAATTGCAAAGAATTTTGGGTACTATTTTATAGGTTTTTTATAACTGATTGATTACCAATGAGTTATATATTACCAAAAATTTTCAGTACCTTCCGGCACTTCGTATGTAGTTAGATGGTGCACCACTTCTGTATTGTATGAAGCAGTATCTTTTGGATAAGGTCTGATTTCATGCTTTAATCGTTTCATCAAATCCTTCTTCTCTTTTTTATCTTGCGCAAGTATCTGAACATATCTATGCTTTGGTGGTTCTTCCCTTCTCCAAAACTCTTTATATCCTTGCTTACCTATTTCCATTTGTAAGTGTGCTAAGTTACCACTACCCCACATTGAGAATACAGTTCTACTATGAATCCATTGATAAGGGTCTTTGTGTAATGATATACCCCAATTTGGCATCAATGCAATATCCGTAGATAATCCTTGATAAATCCAATTGGTAGCCTGATAAATTCCTCCTAAGTGAGATTGTCCGTTATCGGCGTATGAAAGTAATACTTTAATTGCTTTATCGTTTTCCTTTAACCATTTAAAAGATTGTCCTAATGCGTATGATTCAATATTAGAACCATAACCATCATCACAATACAATCGGGTCAATTCTAAAATGTTATCTTTAGTTAATCCTTCACAAATAGAAGTAGATGCTTTTGCTCCAACAGGGAAACCATAGATTAAACAACCTATAAGTTTATCACCATCAAAGGTATTGGCATCTTCTGATTTGTAATATATTCCAATTGCATATCTACAAGCTGTCCAAGCATGAGTATAGTGTTTCTTAACAATAATATCTTTGGCGATACTCTTTGCTATTGGTGCTACATATACTTTGGATGTATCACAATATTGTTTACCTTCTACTTTCATTCTTTTTTGCTTGTTTTGCTTTTTCTAAAATAGATAAACTTTTTTCAGCTTTTGCTAATTTTTGTTTTTGTTGTAAATCTTTCAGATAACCAGCAGGATATTTATGCTCTACTGATATAGGTCCATTTGGAAATTTATCTAAATCGTATTTCCAAATTGATTCACATCCATCATCATCTTTGTATATATGTTCAAATTTACGTGGTTTATCTTTAGCGCTAGGTTCTATCTTAGCCATAAATTATTTTTTATAATCAAACCATTTATTTACTAATATTGTTGAAGTTTTGTGATTTCTAACTCCTTTACCACTTCCGATGATATTGTATGGTTTTCTTTGTTCAAATCTACCACCTGTACAAATATAAGCAAAATCGTTCCAATCTAAAATATGAATTTTAACATCCATTGTTTTTTCTAAATGCTCTAAATGTTCTGCAACATTTCTTTCTACTGGAGAATATGGATGGAGTAGATAAAATTCTTTAAGTGAGTATTTTCTAATATACTTAAATGCTTTTGTTGGCATTTTATCATCGATAGAACCGGATTGAGCAGTTGCTACACAATCCATATAAAGTTCACCATCTATTATAAAATCAACTCCATTACGTGAATTTCTTTTAAACTGAATAGCACTTGCTAATAGTTGTTGTTGAGCCCTATCTTCCAAATCTTTTCCATTTTTTTGGACTGTACTAGCAAAGTATTCAGTTTGTGCATCAGTCATACCAGCTATGTTAGTTGGATTTGTATATCGTTTTGCCATAATATTAAAAATTATTTATACAAATATACGAAATTATCCTGAGACTACCAAATCTATTGGATTCATTTTATGAATTTCATCAATAATATCTAATTCCACCTTTGGGTAGGGGAATACCTCATGTTTAAGCGATTTTAAGAGGGCCTTACGCTCCTTCTTATCTTTGGTTAGAATATACACATATCGGTGCTTACGGGGTTCTCTTTTAATCCAGAATGGGCTTGTAACCATTGTCTGAATTATCTTCGGGTCATTAGTTCCGTACTTCACATAGGATGTTCGAGAATGATGCCATTCATCATCTTCACTCCATTTGAAAGACCAACTATCTGACCATCTAATTTTATTACCCTGATATATCCAATTGGTAGCTTGATATACAGTTCCTAAGTGTCCAGCGTTTGGGTCTGAATATGATATTAGGGCTTTGATACGAGGTACATTAGTTCTTAACCATTCGAAAGTTTGCCCAACGAACCAACTCTCAATGTTAGTACCATATCCATCGAATACAAATAGGCGTGTTAATTCTAATACACCATCTCTAGGAAGTAATTCGGAAATTGATGCTCCTGCGTTTCTACCAACCGGGTCACCATAACAGGCAACCCCAACTAATTGTTCGTTTACACCACTAAAAAAATTATGCTCATCATCGGATATATAAAACAACCCCAACGCATAGGATACCTTCGTCCATATCCCACTATAATGGTTATTGACAATGATATCCTTTGCGATGTTTTTGTTAATCTCTCTAATAGAAAATTTAGAGATATCACAATATTGTTTACCTTCTACTTTCATAAGCTTCCACTCCAAAATTCATTTAGATGTGCCCAAGTTTTACGTTGAACTATCTTCATTACATTGGCAGG